CATGCAAACTTTGAAGTGGTCAAATGTAATTTGGGAAGAGGGTAAACCGGAAGAAGCCATCTATACTTGCGAGAACGCTTGCATCATTAGCGAATCAAAAAAACATTGGATGCTAAAGAATGGAGAATGGAGAGCCACACGCGAGACAAAAAAGACTGCTGGCTTCCATTTAAATGAGCTCTATTCCGTCTTTAGTACATGGGGATCAATGGCAGTTAACTTTTTAGAAGCAAGCAAGCAGCCTGAGATGTTAAAAACTTTTATTAATACCTCTCTTGCTGAAACTTGGTCGCCAGAACCAGAAGAAGTAATTGAGCCAGAGGGCTTAATGGCAAGAAGAGAGAGTTATGATGCTAAATCTATTCCTGATGAAGCGTTGGTTCTTACTTGCGGTATTGATGTGCAAAAAAATCGAATAGAGTGTCAGGTTGTTGCTTTTAGCCACCAATATGAAATGTATGTCGTTGAATATAAGATTATCTATGGCAGTACCGGCGATTTAAATGTTTGGAATGACCTAGACCAATATTTGCAAACAAAATTTACAACCGCATCAGGCAGGGAAATAGGAATATCATGCACAACAATTGATTCAGGCTATCAGACCCAGCAAGTGTATTCATTCACTAAAAATAAAAAGGGTAGAAGAATATTTGCTATTAAAGGGCAGTCTGTCGCAGGAAAAAGCGTTGTCAGTAAGCCCACTAAGGCAGGCAAGGACAATACTATTCTTTATCCTGTTGGCAGTGATACTGCAAAAGAAGTTATCTATTCAAGGCTTGCTTCAGAATATGGCTACTCAACCTTGCATTTTCCTTTAACGGTTGATCATGATTATTTTCAACAGCTAACAAGTGAACAGAGATTTGTAAAATTTGTAAAAGGTCGCAAGACTTTAGTCTGGAAACAGATACGCGAAAGAAATGAAGCGCTTGATACAATTTGTTACGCGTTAGCGGCTGCTTACATCTTAAATCCAAATTTTGATCTAATAGAGCAACGCTTATTAACAGGAAATGCTAGCGAGCCAGACCCAAATAGAGTGGGTGAAAGCAAAAATAGCATTAATAGAAGACCCTCAATCAACTTTGCTACGTCTTGGAAAAAATAATATAAAGCTCAAATGTATCATTGACATTTACAAAATGACTAATAGTGTTGTTATTAGATAGATGTAATTACACAATTTGAGGAATTTTGCTTGTCAAACGCTTTTGATTCAGACAATTATCCAACCCAAGTGCCTACCGAGCTAAAACTTGGAGATTACTTTGCGTGGAAAATAAACAATTTAAGTACAGATTATCCAAATTCAGGATATGTCCTATCTTATGAATTTAATTTAATTGATGGCGCAACACCTGCAAACATTACTCTTACGGCTACCAATCTTGGCGCTGACTATAAAGTTGAGGTTGCATCTTCTGTCACCGCATCTTATACAAAGGGTGAATATAATTGGATTGCTAATATTACTGTCAATGGCAGCAGCAATAGAGTTAAAGTCGGCGAGGGCTTTGTCACCTTACAGGATAATTACGCAGCAACAACGGCTTCAGTAAGAAGTCATGCAAAAATTGTATTAGATTCAATACTTGCAGTCATTGAGAACAGGGCAACTATGGATCAATCATCCATGTCTATTGCCGGAAGGTCTTTATCCAGAATGACAATAGATGAGCTTTTAAAATTTAAAAGCCACTATAAGACCGAATATTTAAAAGAAGTTAAACAAGCAAGAATTTTAAATGGAATGGGTAGCGGAAACACCGTGAAGGTAAGGTTCAAATAATGGCTTGGTACAACAAAATATTCGGTGGCGATAAGCCTAAAGCTAAAAAACGTCAAACTTTTGCAAGAAGTTACCAAGGCGCAAACACTGGCAGGCTGTTTTCAGATTTTAAAGCTAGTTCTACTTCTGCTGATGCTGAGATAAGAGATAACATACGAATTCTAAGGGATAGAGCAAGAGAGTTAGCACGTAACGATGCGTATATCGCAAGATACCTAAATCTTATGGTGTCTAATGTTATCGGTAAGCATGGCATAAGAGTAAGCAGCAAAAGTCGAAATGATAATGGTTCTTTAGACCTTGCTGCTAACCAGCTAATAGAAGCAGCGTTCAAAGACTGGACTAAACTTGGTAATTGCACCACAAACGGCAGACTGTCTTTTTTAGATTGTCAAAAAATATTTATTGAAGGTCTTGCCCGCGATGGTGAAATATTAGTTCGCAAAATAAAAAACAAATCCAAGTATGGCTTCCAACTTCACTTTTTAGAAGCAGACCATCTTGACGAAACAATGAACGAGCCTAGCAAACTTACAGGCAATAAAATTAAAATGGGCGTTGAGGTTGATGAATATGACAAGCCGGTTGCGTATCATTTATACAAAGGACATCCATACGCTAGCGTTTACCTAAACAACAAACAGCACATCAGAGTGCCGGCAGATGAAATCATCCATGTCTATATGCCTAACAGAGCAGAACAGACCAGGGGGGTTACATTCCTAGCTCCTGTAATTGCTAACCTAGCTCAATATTCAGGATATTTAGAAGCCGAAATAGTTGCAGCCAGAGTAGCATCTTGCACTATGGGTTTTATAACCAGTCCGGATGGTGACGGTTATGTTGGCGATGGAGAACCTACAGATACTTTCAACCCAACAATGACAGCCGAAGCCGGTGTATTCAATCAATTGCCGGCTGGTCACACCGTAGAAACTTGGCAGGCCACCCATCCCACATCAGCGTTTGAATCTTTTACAACAAGCGTGCTAAGAAGCGTGGCTTCTGGTTTAAACATTTCTTATCATGCTCTATCAAACGATTTAACAAGCGTAAATTACTCTTCAATTCGTCAGGGAGCTCTGGAAGACCGCAGCAATTACATGCTAATGCAGCAATTTTGTATCGAGCATTTTATTACACCCATATTCGAATGCTGGCTTGAAATGGCAATATCATCAGGAAGCATTAATTTACCTATAGGCAAATTTGATAAATTTGCTAACTCAGTAACATTTATTCCTAGAAGCTTTGCATGGATTGACCCACTGAAAGAAATGCAGTCGCATATCCTTGGCTTACAAAATGGAACAATCACATATTCAGACATATCTGCATCGTTTGGCAGAGATACTGAAGAACTATTTGAACAACATCAAAAAGAAATTGAATTAGCGAAGCAGTATGGCATTGAATTAGCTTACCAGCCTTTCGGCGCTAAAATGCCAGTAGAAGCGACTATTCAAGGCGCTGAAAACACACAAAATTCGGAAGCTGACGATGACAGCTAACCATAACAATTTTGACTCAACTGAGTCAGAAGCACATCCAGTAGAAACTACTGAGGAGACGATTATGTTAGATGAAAATGTAAGCATCCTCAGCGCTTCTGAAGGCGACAGCTCTATAGTTGCTGACCTTGAGATGCATGAGGATGTAAAACAGCCTGAAGAGGTTGTTGAAATTGTCGATGTAGAAGGCGATAGAGACTTCAATGCTGAATTAAGTTTCAGAACCATTGATCTATCTAGAGCTTCTTACATTGATAAAAAAACTAGACGGGTGCGAATTGCGGTAAGCAGTGAGCAACCAGTGGAACGCAGCTTCGGTAAAGAGGTGCTTTCACACAGGGCTGAAGACATAGACATGTCGTTTATGAATTCAGGTACAGCTCCATTACTTTTGGATCATGACATGACCAAAGTGATTGGGAAAATTGAAGAATTTAAACTTGACGAAGAGCGACGCAGGACTGTTGCTATTGTTCGCTTTGGAAAAAGTGAGCTAGCCGAAAGTATTTTTCAGGATGTTCTCGATGGAATTAGAAATAATATTTCAATCGGGTACTCCATTACTAAGATGGAACGAGACCATAGCAAAGAACATGGCGACTACATAAGGGCATCTTTTCGCCCCGTTGAAGCTAGCGTTATTGCTGTTCCTGCTGACGAAACAGTAGGAATTGGGCGTTCTAAAAATAAACAAACTCACATAGAGGTGAAACAAGTGGAAAACGAAAATAACCAAGATGTAAATCTTGACGAAGTTAGATCACAAGCGACTGACGCGGCTAAAGCAGAGTTCAAAAGAAACTCAAAAGAGATCATTGATCTTGCTGTCCGTCATAATAAACGTGATTTAGCAGACAAAGCAATTAGTGAAGGTTCTTCAGTTGAAGAATTCAGAGGAATCCTATTAGACAATATTTCTAATAATTCCCCTTTAGAAACACCTTCAGAAATTGGCTTAACAAAAAAAGAAACTGAAAGATTTTCTTTAATTAAAGCAGTTAGAGCTTTAGCCAATCCAACAGATAGACGTGCGCAAGAAGAAGCTGCTTTTGAATTTGAATGTTCAAGAAGTGCTGCTCAGGTTGAAGGTAAAACTTCACAAGGCGTAATGCTTCCTGCTGATGTACTAAGAAACTGGACTAGAGACATGAACTCTTCCGATGACAGCACTTTAATTAGTGAAGATTATCGCGGCGGAGACTTCATAGACGT